TTCTAAATGCCGATGTTGAATTGACAACAGTGGGATTCACACCGGAGCAAATTGGCCTTAATGCCGCACGCGAAATCATCGCAACCGAACTTGCACGCGCCGTGGGAATTCCGGCTTACTTTATTGATGCGCCGACTGGATCATCCATGACCTATCAAAACGCCCAAACGGCGCGTCAAACTCTTTTGGATTTCTCGCTGCTCCCGTTGATGAACAGCATATCCTCAAGACTTTCAATGCCAGATTTTACGCCATCAACACAGCGCGTGGAATTTGATTTGAAAGCTTACTTGCGCGGATCAGAAAAAGAGCGTGCAGAGATTTACAAGATTTTATTTGAAATCGGTGCGATCACCACCGATGAAATTAGACAAATGGAGGATATGATCTCATGAAGCTGACAACACCAATGCAAATCACGGCAGCTGATTCAGATGCACGCACAATTAGCGGTCGCATTGTTGCTTTCAATGAGCACGCAAATGCATCAACCGGCAAAGTTGTTTTTGCTCGTGGATCAATTCAGCCACAGGATGTTTTTCTTAACCTTGAGCATGACAATACTCGCAGGATTGGGAAAAGTATCGCCATGAGTGTGAACGATAAGGAAATGACGGCCACATTTAAAATCGCCAACACCACAGCTGGCACAGATGCATTGACAGAGGCCATGGAAGGCCTACGCGATGGATTCTCAATTGAGCTGGCCGTGGACAATTACGAAATGCAAAAGGATGGCACCATGAAGGTGCTCAATGGGCAGCTCACAGCTGTCGCTTTGGTTACTGAACCGGCCGTGCGATCTGCACGCGTTTCTGAGGTAGCCGCATCAGAGGATTCTGAAACTGAAACAGTTACAGAGACAACAAACCCAAATGAAGGAGACAAGATGGACAACACTACCGAACCAGTAGCTCCTGCCGTTGAACCGGTAGCAGCTCCAGAGGTCGCACCTGTACAAGCATCACGCCCGGCTTATTACACAGCACCACGCTCACCAATTGTGGACAAGGTTTCTTACCTTGAGCACTACCTACGCGCAAGCGTTTTGCATGATGAAGATTCTCGTCAGTATGTTAAGGCAGCTGACAACACAACATCAACAGCACCCGGCATGATTCCAACACCACAAAGCACACAGGTCATCAATGCACTTGCAAATGCTGATCGTGGCACAATTGATGGCATTAGCCGTGAAACTCTCGTAAGCGAAGGCATGACATTTGAAATTCCTCGTGTCACAGCTGTGCCTAGCGTTGATGCAATTGCCGAAAATGGCACAATTACAGAATCATCACTTTCAGCGACATACTTGTCTGTAACTGTTCAGCCTTTCAAAGGCCGCGCAATTTCAACAGTAGAACTCATCGACCGAAGCCGTCCAGAGTATCTAACAGCGTTGCTTCAAAATCTTGAATTTGCTTATGCAAAAGAGACTGACGAATATGTATTAGGTCAAATGGTTTCTGTTGGTGCTTCTACAGCACAGGCAGCAAATTCAGCAACAGGATTTCTTGGTTACACATCGAAGGCTTGTGCAGATGTCTATGGATCATCACTTGGATTTGCACGCTCATTAATAGTTTCACCAACACAATGGGGAAACATCATGGGATACAACGATGCGGGCGCGCCTCTATACAATGCGGCACAACCTAGCAATGCGGCAGGAAATGTGAGAGGCGATTCGTTGCGCGGTGTAGTTTCACCGGGTCTAAGCCTTTATGTTTCACGCTCATTTGGAAATGCTGGCACAACAACAGCAGACAATGACAATTCAATGGTTGTTGTCAATCCAGATTCATTCACATGGTACGAAAGCCCACGCTTTACTCTACGCACCAATATCAACAGCGATGGAACAATTGACATCCTGTATTACGGATATGGCGCACTTGCAAACAAGGTGCCAAATGGAGCGCGTTTTAACGCACTTGCATAAATAAATCAATCATCGGTAGCGGTCGCTCCCGAACGCTAACGATACGAAAGGAACCGAGATGCCAGCAATAGTCACAGCTGCACAGTTGAGAGCGATTCTTGGTGTCTCGGTTTCCTTGTATTCTGATGCTCAATTGGATCAAATAATTGATTCAGCTGAGCAAACGATTTTGCCTTTACTTACTCAATACCAATCATCGGTGACATTTGCCAATGTGGATGATTCCGTCATTTATTTCACCACTATGCGGCCAAATTACTTTGTGCCGGGTCAATCTGTTGTTGTTACCGGGGCCGGAATTTACAACGCGACTTATACAGTCACCGATGATCGGATTGAGCCTTACCTTTTCACAGCTGCAACAAACGCGGCTGATCGCACATACCCATTGCCGTTTATTCCTAACGCTTTGGCTACTTTATCCGGTGGATCAGCCGCGCAGCTGTACGCAAACACGCCACCGGTCGAAAACGCAATTTTGGTTGTGTCGGTTGAAATTTTCCAGAGCATCACAGCTCCCGGCAACCAGATCATGTCAGACAATTTTCAGCCATCACCATTTATTCTTGGGCGCAGCTTGACCAATAGAGTTGTTGGCCTTTTGGGGCCGTTTCTTGATGTTGAAACGATGTGCCAATGAGCATCGAATCCGAAATCCGCACACCATTGAAAACGGCACTTTCAACCATTGCCGCCAATGTGTACAACGGCATCCCAGAGACAATGACAAGCCCATCAATTTGCTTGATCCCGGATGCACCTTATTTGGAAAGCGTTTTGATCGGCAAAACCACCACAAGAGTCAAGGTCAATCTGACTGTGACTGGCGTTGTTGGATATATGAACAATGCCGCAGCTTTGGACAATTTAGAAAAATTGATGATCAGCATCATCGGAGCAATGCCAGTCGGCTACGAAGTTGGCAATGTTAATCAACCACAACCATTGGAAGTCGGTGCAGGTAAATACCTCACGGCCGATTTACAAGTAAGCACCTACTACACCAATTAAGGAGATCAAATGAGTACAGTAATCATAACCGGCCGCGATGTGTCTTTCACGCTGGACACAAAAGTCTATGCTGCACAGACAACATCGGCAACGCTGGCATGTGACACAACCATCGAAAGATACACAACACTCAACGGCCCGGCATACAGGTCAGTCGATAAGCAATGGACATTTACCATTGAACTCTTGCAAGACTGGGGATCAACAGCTACGCAAGGCTCATTGTTTGAAAATATGTGGAACAACGCTGAGCAGAATCCAAACACGCCTGTGGCTGTTTCTTTAACAGCTGCTACTGGAGCGGTTTTCACTTTCACAGTCTTGCCAATCTTTCCATCAGCTGGCGGTGCTGCTCCGGGAGCACTCACAGACACATGGGCATTGACAGTCATTGGCACACCTACTGAAACATACAGCTAAGAAAAGAATCGGGAGCAAAAAATGAAACTAGCAATCACAATTGAATACACGGCTGGGGAGAGCGCGACCTATACCGCGCTCCCACCAGAGTGGGTCAAATGGGAACAAAAGACCGGCAACACAATCCAGCAAGTACAAGACAAGCTGGGAATTGCCGATCTGATGTTTTTGGCGTATCACGCAATGAAACGCGAGGCAGCTGGAAAACCCGTCAAGCCTTTTGAAGTGTGGTGTGAGACTGTTACTGACATAAACATGGGAGAAACCGAAAACCCAAAAGTTACGAATCCGGATCAATAAACCGGATTATTTGGGAATTGGCGATCACCACAGGATTGTCACGATCAGAGTTTCAGACAGCTGAGGACATTTTAACCGCTTTCGAGATACTAAGGATCAGAAATGGCAACTGAGACAATCGCTTATGACAAGAGTGATTTGCGTGGCATCATCAAGGCTTTCAAAGCCATGGATGAAAAAGCGGTTGAACAAGCCAAAGGTGTTTCCAATGGCTTGGCTACCTATTTACAAAGCAAAATTATTTCAGCTGCATCAGGTACATCAAATCGAGGTGATGATCGAATAGCTCAAGGATCGCGTGTGAGCAAGTCATCAAAAATTGGCGAAATTTCGTTTGGTTTTGTCTCGCAAAAATTTAGCGGTGGCGGCACAACGCAACAGCTTTGGGGCGGCTATGAGTTTGGCTCAAACAAATTTAAGCAATTTCCTCGATGGTCAGGCAAACAAGGTCGTGGCTCCCGTGGATGGTTCATTTATCCAACATTGCGGGCCGAACAGCCTCACATCATTGCTCAATGGGAAAACGCATTTTCTAAGATTTTGAAGGAGTGGTGATGGCTGGTCAAAGTAGAACACTTAAGCTTTCAATTCTTGGTGATGTCGATCAGCTTAAAAAAAGCCTAGACACAGGCACAAAAGAGGTTGATGGATTTGCCGGCAAACTCGGTGGATTTGCTAAAAAAGCCGGTGCAGCTTTTGCCGTAGCCGGTGCAGCTGCCGCAGCTTATGCTGGCAAATTGTTGGTTGATGGTGTGAAATCTGCCATCGAGGATGAAGCCGCTCAAGCAAAATTGGCAACCACACTCAAAAATGTCACAGGTGCCACAAATAACCAGATTAAGGCTGTTGAGGATTACATAACACAAACAGCATTGGCAAATGGCATCACCGATGACAAATTAAGGCCATCGCTGGATCGGTTGATTAGATCAACAAAAGATCAGACCAAGGCTCAAGAATTGCAATCATTGGCGTTAAACATTAGTGCGGGCACCGGGAAAGATTTGCAGGCGGTGTCAGAGGCGTTAGGCAAGGCGTATGACGGGAACCTCGGAGCACTCAAAAAATTGGGCGTTGGCATCGATGAATCAATTATCAAATCAAAAGATTTTGATGCGGCCGCTGCTGCGCTTTCAAAGACTTTTGAAGGTCAAGCATCAAAGCAAGCTGAGACATTTCAAGGCAAAATGGCGCGGCTAACTGTCGCATTTGATGAAGCCAAAGAAACTGTCGGATCGTATGTGCTGGATGCGCTCACACCATTGCTCAGCGCATTTGTTGATAAAGGCATCCCAGCAATTCAAGGATTTGCAGACAATCTAGGCAAAACATTGGGGCCAGCTTTTGGCGAGATTTTCAAAGTCATCAAAAATGATTTATTGCCAATTCTGACAACATGGTGGAAATTCTTATACAACGAGGTAATTCCAGCAATCGGATCTGTCGTAAGGCCAATTCTTGAAGGTTTGCAATCTGCATTTAACAAAATCAAAAAAGCCATTACAGACAATTCAGAGGAATTGCAACCTTTCTATGATGCGCTTGCAAAGGTCTGGGATTTCATCAAAAAGTATTTGGCACCACTTTTGGGCGGTACTTTCAAAACGGCTTTAGAAGGCATTGGCACAGTTGTCAGTGTGCTTGTAACAGGCTTTGGAAAGCTCGTCACTTTAATTACTAACACAATTAATAAATTGAAAGATTTTGTCAATTTTGTTAAAGACAATCCGGTCACACGCTTTTTTGGTAACTTAGGCGATTTCGTAACCGGTGCAAGCTTTGATAGTGGTTCCAAAAGTTTGGTATTTGGTGGCGAGGATGGATCAGGTGGTCAAATTACGGGTGGTGGGTTCCAAACCGGTGAGCCAACAACCATTTTTGCTCCCAATCCAAATTCACCGACTTTTACCGGAGCACCGCTTTCGGCTTATTCACCAGCGATGCAAGCTGCAATTTTGAGGCGTGAGGAATTGAAGGCAGAAACCGAAAGATTACGACAAGCGCGTGAAGTAGCCGCAGCAGCTCGCACAGCTGCAACAGGTGGGCTTTCAACATCTGAAAGAATCGTTA